TCGCACCAACAACCTGTCTCCTGAAACGGATATGGCGGCGCTGGTTAAGGAAGCCGAAGACCTGAAAGCCAAGCTGGACGCCCACGCCGCTGAGGTGGCCGAGGACGAGAAGCGGTACAAGGTCTTGACCGACATGATTAAGAAAGCCGCAATCGCCCAGTTCCGTGACGGTGACAAGAAGGTGTCTATCGCTGGTTCTGCCTATAATTGGGAGGTCAGCCGCACTTCTACCACGAAGATCGACAAGGACGCTATGAAAACGGACGGCATTCTGGCGAAGTACACGATCACTGAGGACAGCTACCGCATTTCCCCGAAAGCGCTGAAAGTTGGTGATTGATTTGAGTGAGAAACGGGAACACCGGAAACGATTAAATGAGCGCTTGGAATTTGCCGCCGAATTTGAACGATGGGTTGCAACTTGCCCCTCAGTTCTGACCTTTTGGAAAATTAAAAAACGGATAAAGGCTATGCCTAAAAGGAGGATTGACCTATGAAGTTTTCCAAGTTCGTGAAGTCCCTCGCCCCTGATGGCGGCGCTATCTACGAGTACAAGGACGAACGCTGGCTTGCTTCCCCGTCTGTACTTATGCTTATTCCCGATGATATCCGCAGCGTGACCGGGTATAGCAACGAGAAAATGCCTGACGGTATTGGTCGCCTGATTTCTCAGGTCGGTTGCACCGAGTATGCCGAGCTGGTCAAGGCAATCATGCCTGAGCCGGACGGCGCAATCAAGGATTGTGTTCGTATCTTCGCCACGCAGGATAGCACCATGACCCTCCCCATCACCAATGATGACTGGTTGCTGATCGAGAAGTCTGACTTCTGCGAAATCTTGTACGCTTACGATCTGGAAAGCGACAAGAGCGTACCGAAAGCCCTGCTGGTCAAGCAGTACGCCAAGTATCCCGACGACGAAGACCAGTTGGTTGGTATCATCTTCCCCTGCGAGTACACAGAACAGCTCAATTTTTACACCATGAAGGAGGACAAAAACAATGGCTAAAATCGGACTCACCGAGGGTTTTACCCCCATCCCCGAAGGTACTCACGTCTTTCAGATTACCGATGTAAAGTACAAAGAAGACTTCGGCAAGCTGGAAGTTTATATGCAGACGCAGACCGGCAGTAAGCACATCGAGCGCTTCTCTCTGCTGAAATCCGATGGCTCTCCCAACGAGGGTGCATACAACGCTTTCAGCTACTTCGCCAAGACTGCCCTCGGCAATTTCGATCTGACCGAGATCGACCACACCGACCTGATTGGTCACTTCATCGAGTGCGATGTGGAACATGATGTTCAGGAGAACAAGAGGAAGCCCGGACAGAGCATTACCTTTGTTCGTCTGGCTGATAAACGCCCCTCTGAGGGCTGGGACGGCTCTGGCAATACGGTTGCTGCCCCTGCTGTTAAAACCGCTCCTGCGGCTTCTCAGGTCGCTCATAAGACCCCGATGGATTTGGCAGCTCTCCTTGGCTGATACCGAGTGCGAGGGAGGGCTAATTTGAAAGGCTCTCCCTCGCCAATGGTATGTTGAAAACTATGTTGAAAGTGAGGATAAGCTACAATGGCAGAAGTCCATTATTGTTCGACTCCCAAGATTCTGCGTCATGCTGAAATCTGCAAGGAGATCAACAGGCTCTATGAGCAGAAGAACCATGACTACGGTGACAGCTTTCACCAGACCTTTGTTGAAGAAGGAATGGCGATGGCTCGTATCCGGTTGGGAGATAAGTTCAGCCGCTTTAAGACCCTCTCCCGTGGCTGTGAGCAGAAGGTCAATGACGAGTCTATCCGAGACACCCTGATTGATCTCGCCAATTACGCCATTATGACGGTGCTGGAAATGGAGGTTGCGGAAGATGTTGCAGATTAAAACCATCCGGCACCGGCTGGACAATAACACCTACTTTGACGATGAAGTAAATGCGGCTCTGCGTGATGGGTGGACTCTGAAAAAGAGAACCGTTCTGCGGCCTATCGGTCAGTCTGAGTCTACCTACTCTCACACAATGTTGTACGCAGAGTTGGAGAAGGAGGTCGCTGACGATGACGCTGAATGATTATCAGAAAGCTGCCGAGCGTACCTCCGGCGACCTGACCTCGTGGGATAAGGTTCGCAACGGCTGTTACGGTCTGAACGGTGAAGCCGGAGAGTGCATTGACATTCTGAAAAAGACCGAGTTTCAGGGTCATGCTTTCGACCCGATGAAAATGGTTGACGAGCTGGGCGATGTTCTCTGGTATGTCGCACAGTTGGCGACCGGCTTGGGTGTGACCCTCGAATATGTGGCACAGCACAATGTCGATAAGTTGCTGGCTCGTTACCCTGACGGGTTCGACAGCGAAAAGAGTATTCACAGAAAGGAGTACGAAAATGCCTGACTGCTTCTCAAAGTCCGAAGTGACTGATTTTCTGAACTTAATGAAGCTGCCTGACGGAACCTCTGTTGTTTCCGATGACCTGATGGAATATCTGATGGCTTACGGTTTCTTTACTGCCCCTGCTTCCACCAAGTACCACGGCAATTACGAGGGCGGTCTTCTGAACCACTCCCGCATGGTCACGGAGTACCTTCTGGCGCTCACTCAGGCCAATCACCTGACATGGAAGAACCCCCGCTCTCCATACATCGTGGGTATGTTCCATGACCTGTGCAAGATCGACCAATACCGCCACCCGGTAACAGGCCACATTGAAGAATTTAATGGTGGTTGTACGCCAATCTATGACGAACAGGCGTGGGAGTACAACCCCGACACCCTTCTGAAAGGTCACGGCGATAAGTCCGTTATGCTTCTCTCTCAGTTTTACACGCTGACCGATGAAGAAATCATGTGTATCCGCTATCACATGGGCGCTTTCACCGACAAGTCTGAGTGGAATGACTACACCAGAGCAGTCAGCCAGTACCCGAATGTACTGTGGACACACCAAGCCGATATGTTGGCAAGCCATGTTGCGGGGGTGTAAAACATGAAAATCATTGAACCCTCTGTGGAACTTGTCAACGCTCCCGAATATAAGACCCTCCTGACCACCATCGAAGCTGCTGGGCGTACTTGTTACAAGTCCGAGGATAAAATCACGGACGGAAGCGCAGAAAAGTTCGTCCGAGGCATTATCAAGCGGGGTCACGAAGCTGTCATTGAGCACGGCTCTCTCACTGTCCGCTTCATTTGCGACCGGGGCGTGAGCCATGAGATCGTCCGCCATCGTCTGGCGGCGTTCTGTCAGGAATCCACTCGGTACTGCAATTACGGCAAGGAGGGCTTCGGCAGTGAAATCACCGTTATTCGCCCCTCTACGTTCGATAAAGAAGATTCTACATACCGGATTTGGCAACGAACGTGTAAGCAAGCGGAGGTTGCCTACTTTGATCTGCTGAACGAGGGTTGCACCCCGCAGGAAGCTCGATCTGTCCTTCCGAACAGTTTGAAAACCGAGGTGGTCATGACCGCTGATCTCAGAGAATGGCGACATTTCTGTAAACTCCGTTGTGCTCCTGCGGCTCACCCCGATATGCGGATCGTTGCCAATATGCTGCTGACCCTGCTGAAACAGACCTACCCCGTCTTCTTTGAGGATATTGAGTCATGAGGGTGAAGAAAGCTGGCGGCAAGGTGTTTGGTGCGGTCTTAACTGCCGCCGAGAAGAAAGCGATGGAGATGGAAATCAATCGTCAGATCGTGGAAGCCGACAGGCGCTATGCCGATGACATTGACGCTATGGTGCTTTACACCCTCCATGTTCACCTTGGTTTCGGCAAGAAGCGCCTGCGGGAATTCTATGACGCTTTCTCCGCCGAGCATGACCGCCTTATTCAGTATTATCAGATGCCGGACGATTACACATGGCTCTGCAAAGAAATGTTGAAGCGTATCGGCGTTGATGTTGAAGCGTGGAACAAAGAAAGGAAAGAACCCGATGAAACTGAAAAGCATTGACGGCAAAGTGCCGTATATCATGGCTGCTGGAAAAGACTTCACGAAAGATGAAATGTC